ATCACCAAAAATTAATTCATATCTTTGATCTTGAATTTCTTGAATAAAGAAAACTTTTGAATCTGTAGTAACGTCAAATAAACTATTAGACAATATAAATTTTCTAATTGATGTACTTGCTTCAGTATTTCTTACACTTACATTGATTAAAGATGTATCAATATTTGCATTATCTAAAATAAACTTTTGATTTATATTATTTGCATCAACAGTAAAATTCGAAGTTAAGAAATTTCCTTCATAAATATCGATATTATCAAAAAATGCAGTTCCATTGACTACAGGAACAGTTACATCATTTGGAATAATAAACCTATAACTATCACCACCAAAAGATCCTGTTGACGTAGAAACTACACCTTTTTTAAGTGTTAGAGTGATTGGTTTAGTTGTAAGACCCGTAGTATCAACAAAGAAAGAAATATTTGCTCTCGCCGCAGTTCTTGATCTTGGAATATATCCAATGTTTCTTGCTAATGAAACAATATTTTCTCTTAACGTTGCTCCATCAATAAAAACCTCATTGCTAACCATGTTAGCGTTATATGAGGAGATATATGTATTATAAGCAAGTGTATCTATAATTATTGATAAACTAGATCCCTCAAAATCATAGTCAGTAAAATTTGAGTTCGATCTAAGGTACTCCTTAATCGAACTTTTAATTTGATCAAAATCTAGATTTGTAAAATTAACTAATGCCATTTATCGTGTTGGCTGTAATACGAATTCTAACTTTTGTGCTGATACATCAATTCCAATTACATTATATTTAATTGTCACATCAAATTCATTTTCGTCATAATTAGGAGATACATCAACACTAGCTAATGACACTCTTGGTTCATAGTTTTTAATGGTAGTTTCAATTTCAGTTTGAATTATAGATGCTGTAATTTCATCTATATTTTCAAAAAGAACTTTAGATACTCTACAACCAAGATCTTGATTAAAAAATCTTTCTCCTGGTAAAGTAAAAACAAGATTTCTAATAGAACGGGAAATTGAAGTTTGGTTAAAGATCGAAATAAGATCATAATTCAGAGGATTAACCTGAAAAGACAAACTTAGATCTTTAAAACTACTACTTACCCGTTCTAAAGGCATAAAAAATTATAAATCTATATTATTTATCAGTGTTTTTTACATTCCATAAATGGGTTCTGTACCATATTCCCAATCATCATAATCTTCATCATTACGAATTTTTTCATGAAGTTCTTTTTGAACTTGAAAATCATGCTTCTTGGGTGTGAGATTATCATTTGCAATCTCACGAAGCATTTTTGGTTCGGTTTCTTGAGTCATTTTTTGCTCCTGATTTATTAAATCAGAACTTTTTACGGGGTTGCTATCCCGAATGACTTACATCGCTATTGTGGGGCATTCTGGATGCCTTAGGGCAATGGATTTCGATGAAGTGTAAAATTCTTTTGTATTCGAATATCGGAATTTTTAAATGTCCAACATTCTCCATTACTATCTAGAAAAACAACCCATTCCAAATCGTGTTCTTGAGATCTATCTATACAAAAAAAAGCCCAACCATTACCCTTAGGGGTAACGACTGGGATTTGAGGATTCAATTGAATCATTTATCTACCTTGCCCTCTATAACGCTTTGGAGCACTATTACGAGAAGACGCGGCATACTTTGTATGTTGTCCTGCCCCTTGACGTGACTTTTTAGGCTGTGATTCAATAACAATTCTACCATTCAAACTTGGACGTTTTGTCATTTAAATTTCCTCCATTTCAATTTCATTTGGATTAATATCTTCACCCGAGTAAAAACGCTCAGAGAAGTCTTCAAGAATCTCACTACAGTCTTCCATAGTGAGATTCGAATAAATTTTACGCCCTTTATATAAAAGATTGTAAAGTTTCTTCATCTAGATTACGCGAGTTTTTTCATGTCCCACACGAATCCGAGGATCACACCAGGTTACCATACCTGCTGCCTTTGCATCAAGACAGAATGAAACATCCTCACCACACATATCCTGAACTTTACCAGAATCAAAGACTTGCATCTTTGGAGCAAACCAAGGATATTCAAGGCGCTCAAAAACACCGTGCTTAATCAGTACCCAACCAAATCCAGTGTAATCAACTGTGAAAGGCTTTCTACGCTTGGAGATTGATTCAACATTTTCATGATTCATCACTCCACCATTCTTGCGGAAATCATCTTCCTCTAACCAGTGTGCGACAGATGTTGTGTGTCCATCTTCTGTTGCATACCAACCAGCAACAATTTCCTTCTCCTCTCCTTCGGCATTCAGTGCAAGATCACAAAGTTGCCAGAACTTGGTAGAGTCGAAGACAATATCCGAGTCAATCCAAAGTTGATAATCATATTGTAATTTACCATCCCAAGGAATTTGCTTCGGGCCACGAAGTACATTTGCACCCAGTACTTTACAACGTGCAAAGTTTACCATCGATGAGTAATCTTGTGAAATCTGAATACTCATTCCATTTTGTACCATATCAAAGCATAATTGTACAAATGCTTTCAAAAAGATAAATGAACATCCTCTACCAGGCAGGCAGAAGACAATCGACTTTCCTCTCATTCGTTCTTTGATTGCATCATAATCCCACTCTTCAGTAGAAACCTTTGGTGCAACTGTTTTAACCGTAAATCCTTTTGCCATAAAGTTTAATCAACCTTCATATCAATTTTATCCGTTTATTTAGTGTTTGTCAATGTGAGGAATTTAAATATACCTCTTTGCTTATGATTAATTCCTCATAAGATAAATCTTCTACACTATAATCAGTCTTCATTAAACCAACCATATTCTTTAAAGTGTTCCAAGTCGTGCTAAATTCTTCTTCTTTAATTGAATGAAATAAACACGTATCCTTTGCATATATGTGATATACCTTGCAGTTCATAAAAAATTTCTCCGGAATTTTTTCTTTCTATTTCATTTTGTTACTGAATTATATATCAAAACTATAAAAAGTCCTAGTGCAACAAAAAAGGGGGCGCGGATATCTTATCATCCATCCTGCAAGAACAACCTTCCAAAAATTCCAGTACGGCGTTTTTGTTGTGCGAAGGTTTTTATAGGGTCTCATATATCCGGGGAATTTTTTTAGAATGTGATAGTTAGCTCGCGTTTTCAAAGGTTTGTAGGTTAGGGACTTAAGCGTTTTTAAAACCGCCCGTTACGCCGCCACCACGCCATAAACAAACCGCGAAAAACACTGCCGATACGTGTCACGAACGCATGGATATGTGCGCCCCCTAAGTATAACCCAGAGGACGCACGGTTGTCAATACTTTATGCTGCAAACACCTCCGCACAACTATCAATGTTCTCTTGCTCAATGTGCTCGACGATGTTATCGAGAATGTTCAAGATTTCATTGCCGTTGTTACCTTGAGCGAGAAGAGAAAGAATCACGGACTTGGACATGATGAAGAAGAAAAGTGTAGAGAACGTTTGGCAGAGTTGTGACGTGTATCGCTGCCATTCACGGTAGATTGCATTACTCACCTACCTGGGCATGATTAACGTGATTGTGCCCAAGTTCACGGAGTTAGTTTATAGTCATAACTCAGGACTATTTGTTACCACCCACGAAACCAGAGAGCATTAGCAATAAACTCACCTGCACCTCCAACGTTATCACGAACGATGAGACGAAGTGCTTCCGAACCTTCCTCAGTGTTGTGCATGTCAAGTACAAGATCTGTCGCCTGATCTTCAGTCAGAACGTTAACGATTAGGGCGGCGATGGTGGGGAGGTGCATAATCAGAAAAGCGGTGAACTCCTTTGACTCTCTTAATATACAGGTTTTAGAACGCAGTGCTCTTTTATTGTGACACCTCTACAACTGGCACATCACTATACTTAAGAGTGCAGTGATTCTACATAACTGTCGAAGAATGTGCCGAGAACGTCTACACTATCTCTGCCAGACTCTTCTATCTCTTGCATGAAATCTTGCAGGCGCGGTAATACTTTGGCAGTGAGGTGAGGTACACGAACCATCGCTCCATGTCCTAGATTCTTGTACTTTAGAGGGCGCATAGTTTTGATAGCATAACTGTATAATATTTGGGGGGTTATGCTATCAAAACTATTTGGTGCTCTTTATCAGTATCTGTCGAACTCCTCAATATAAACATCGACGCTCTCAGTTGGTTCGAGTTCAAATAGTTTCTCGAAGTCAATATCGCGGGCATTAAAGTCACTCAGAACTGATAGATCTAGAGTGATTCTGACATGTTGCTTCTGTGCTGACTGATAAGATACCGACATAAGAATGCTCCGATGTGTTATAGAAGTATTATAGAGTATGGGGGGATTATTGTCAACTTCTTGGGGATATTTATGGGGGGTTTCTGATATTTTTGGGCGCGGGGGTTGACATTTTGTGAGAGAGCGTGTTATAATGCGAAGCGTAAGATCACAAGACTCTGAGACATTTAAT